GATTGCTATTGAACTTGATAAGAGTTATTCGCAGATTACCACTGCACACGGAGAAGCATTGAAGCAAATGCAGCGGATTCTTGACGAAATACTGACTAAATAGCAACAAAACTGACTAAATTGCAAATAAACTGACTTTTTTATGTGTTATAGTATAAGATGAAAAAAGTATATGAAGAGGATTTTTTATTCTTTATTTCTTCATCTTGTATTGTGGGCGGTCATAAAGGCTGCCCTTTTAATTTAGCTATGCAAATTATTCAAAAAAAACATCAAAGAATTAAAACCATACGATAAAAACCCACGCAAAAACGATAACTCAGTAAGGCTGATTAAGACGCAGAGATGCGTCTTTTTTATTTAGAACAACGGGAAAACAATACTACCCGGTAAGAAAAAACGGAGTGATTAAACGATGGCAAATGAACAAAACTTAATACCCGTAAGAACCGAGAACGAAGCAAGAGAGAAAGGCAGGAACGGTGGAATCAAGAGCGGGGAAGCAAGGCGGAATCGTAAATCATTTCGTGAGATACTAAACGAATTGATGGCGATGCCGTTAAATGATGCAGATATGAGCGAGCTAGAGAATGTGGTTTCGTTCATGCAGCTGCAAGGGAAGAACGTTGATGTAGGCACTGCTATTTGCATTAAGCAAACGCAGAGAGCGCTAAAAGGAGATAGCCGAGCTTACGAAATTATAAGAGATACTGCGGGCGAAAAGCCTAAGCTTGAGAGCGGAGCGAGTAAGGCAAGCCTTGACAAGCTAGACGAAGTATTGGCAAAGATTGGCGGTGTAACTAATGAGTTATGATAAACCATTTAGTGAGAAGCAATATGAGTTCTTCAACAATGCCAATCATAGGTACAACATTAAGACGGGAGCGACTAGAAGCGGGAAAACATATATGGATTACTATGTTATCCCACAGCGCATAAGAGCTAGAAAAGGCAAAGAAGGGCTAACAGTTATATTAGGCGTAACAAATTCGACAATTGAAAGAAACATATTGAGACCCATGCGTGAGATGTATGGGGAGGAGCTAGTTGGTGGAATCCGCAAGGGAGATAATATAGCAACCTTATTTGGTGAAGAAGTTTATTGCTTAGGAGCGGAAAAGGTTTCGCAGGTTTCAAAGATACGAGGAGCGAGCATAAAATATTGCTATGGCGATGAAGTCGCTGAATGGAACAGAGAAGTATTTGAATTACTCAAATCTAGACTCGATAAACCGTATTCGGTTTTCGATGGAGCATTAAACCCACAAAGCCCTTATCACTGGTTGAAAGAGTTCCTAGACAGTGACGCGGATATTTACCAACAGCAATACACGATTTTTGACAATCCGTTTCTCCCGCAGAAGTTTGTTGATGACTTGTGCAACGAATATGCTGGAACAGTGTACTATAAGCGTTATATTTTGGGAGAATGGGCACTAGCAGAAGGAAGAATATATGATATGTTTTCCGAGGAACGACACGTTAAAAACCGGGAAGAAATAGAAGAAGGCGCGAGCTATTATGTTTCATGCGACTATGGAACACAAAATGCGACGTGCTTTTTATTATGGACAAAAGGAAAAGATGGGAAATGGTACTGTATTAAAGAATATTATTATAGCGGGCGAGACAAAGGCACACAAAAGACGGATGCCGAGTATACCGAAGACATGAAGAAGTTTTGCGAAGGTTTACCTATTAGAGAGGTAGTGGTTGACCCATCAGCAAGTTCATTTATTGCATCATTAAGACAAGCAGGATTTTCAGTTGTCAAAGCAAATAACGATGTAATGGATGGAATCCGCAATGTATCAAAAATGTTAAATCTAAACCAAATATATTTTTCCAAAGATTGTGTAAATCTTATCAAAGAATTTAATGGGTATGTATGGGATGAAAAACAAGTGGAAAAAGGAATAGATGCACCAATCAAGATAAATGACCATGCTATGGATGCGATGAGATACTTTGTTCATACGATACTAGTAAAACAAAAGGCAATAGTAGGGAATAAGGCGAGAATAGGCGTTTATTAAAGGGAGATAATATGAAAGTTAGTTTTACATATCCAAGAGATAAATTTGAAGAGTTCGGAATAGACAAAAGAAAAATACTGCACTTAGTCCATAAGCATAGAGCAGAGACGTTCAACCGGCTTCAAGAAAATTATGATTATTACAACGGCGAGCAAGCTATTCTATTAAGAGAGCGAGACCATGGAGCACCAAACAATAGAACAGTTTGCAACCATGCGAAGAACATAGCAGACACAGCAAGTGGTTATTTCATGGGCAACCCTATCACTTACCAATACGATGATAGCGACAAATTAAACGAGCTGATAAAGGCTTTTGATATTGCTAGGGTTGATGATGTTGACCAAGATAATGCGCTTAACCTGTCAATTTATGGTGTGTGCCATGAATATATATTTGCTAAAGAGGGCACTAATGAGCTGAGCATTAAAGCACTAGATAGCCGGCATACATTTATGGTAACAGACGAATCTATTGAGCATAGAAACCTTTTTGCTGTTTATTATGACGTTGAGAGAGACGACATAAATGAAAAGGAAAAGTATGTTGCTATTGTTTTTGATGCGGAAAACATATACAGATTTATCTTATATCCGACGGCAGAAGAAAGAAGCTACATGGATGGAGACCCGCAGCCACATAACTTAGGAGCCATTCCAATTGTTGAGTACAAAAATAACAAGTTTGCAATAGGAGATTTTGAGCAGCAGATAGGGCTAATAGACGCGTATAACGAGCTGATGAGCGACAGAGTAAATGACAAAGAGCAGTTCATTGATGCTGTACTAGTTTTATATGGTTCAATCTTAGGAGACACAAGGGAAGAAACCGTAGAGGCAATGGAAGAGCTTAAACGCCATAAACTACTAGAATTACCTGAAGGCGCAAAAGCTGAATACCTTACAAGAACACTTGATGAAAATAGTGTCGAAACATTAAGAAGGGCACTTAAGGAAGACATTTACACGCTGTCTCAAGTGCCTAACTTAACAGATAACAACTTTTCTGGAAATTCTAGTGGTGTCGCAATGGAGTATAAACTATTAGGACTTGAAATGCTGACAAGAACAAAGGAAAGATACTATCGCAAAGGCATAAGAAAAAGAATCAAACTATTTTGTAATTATTATAAAGCACTTAGTGGTTTGGAAGCTGACAGCGATGCAATATTACCAAAGTTCTCAAGAGCATTGCCTAAAAACCTTGTTGAGATATCACAAGTTATTTCGATGCTAGAAGGCTCTGTATCAAAACAGACATTATTACAGTTATTACCATTTGTTGAAGACCCACAGAACGAGCAGGAAAAAGTTGTTGAGGAGCAAAAGGAGAAGCTGACAATCGCTATGGGCATGCAGAAACAACAGCAAGACTATTTTGCGAACAACCCACCAACAAAGGAAAGCATAGAAGCGGATGGCAATAATGAACCTGTCGAAGCAACGCAAATAAATGAATAACAATGGATGATATTAAGTATTGGGAATCGCGAAAAGCCCAGCAGATGTATGAATATATAGAAGATGCGGAAGAAACGCTAAAAGTAATAGAGAGAGCATATAAAAGCGCATCAAACATACTAAAACGGGATGCTCAAGCGATTTTTGACAAGTTTAAATCAAAGTACAATCTTACTGAAAAAGAAGCTGAAAACCTATTATCGAGGGTTAGGAGTGGGAAAGAAATACAAGATATTAAAACAATGCTTGCACTTGACCCAAACAACCAAGACCTAAGAACACAGCTTGAATCCCAAGCATATGGAGCGAGATTATCTAAGTTAGCGAATATTTACGAAAATATAGATGCTGTGCTAATCCCAATGATAAGAAAAATAGAGATATCACAAAGCTATGCATTTTATGAGAGATTAGCAAAGAAGTCGTATTATAATGGGATTTTTGACTTACAGAAATATAGCGGATATGGGTTTAAGTTTAAAACGCTAACAGAAGATAATATCAAATCCGTATTAAGTGAAAGATGGTACGGCAATGATTTTAGTACGTCGATATGGGGCAACACTGAAAGGCTTGCGGAAGAGGTAAAACACGAATTATTGGTAAACCTTTTGACCGGGAGACCATTGAAACAGGCGCAGGACAGTATTGAGCAGAAGTTTGGCAAAGGACAATCAAACGCAAGAAGACTTATGCGAACCGAATCAAACTATATTGCCAACCAAATGCAGCTAAAGGGATACAAAGCTAGTGAAGTAGAGCACTATATATATCTAGCAACTTTAGACCTGAGAACATCCAAAGTGTGTAGGGCACTCGATGGGAAAACCTTCGCAGTATCTAGTGCAGCAGTCGGTAGAAA